CGTCCTGTCCTCCGACCGAGACAACCAAGCCCCAAGGCTTGGTGTGGTACTCCGGCTCCGGCGGCGTGAGCTTCTCCGCCTCGCGCCGCGCCGCCTCCCGTGCGGTGAGCAAGTCGGCCACGTGCTCCCGCTCCGCCGTGAGCCGCGCGACGGTCCCCGCCTTGCTCGCGAGCTTGCGTGCGACCTCCGGCCCGAGCCCCATGCAGCCGGTGCCAACAATCATGGTCGTGCCGTCGTCCGTCTCGACGTAGGCGTGCACCTCGTGGAGCCGCCCGCAGCGGTCGCACTCGCGCGCGTTGCCGCTGCCAGGGATCGCGGCCCACTTGCCGTCCGCGATTTCCTCGTACTCGCGGGTGTCGATGACCTTCAGGATCTTCACCGTCGGCTCCGTGCGGCTGACTCCAGCTTCCGGCGCAGCGTCGGACCGATGCGGCGCCCGGTAAACTCCGTTCCGTCCGGCAGGCGGAAAATCGGCGTAACGATCTTCCGCACCTGTCGCTTCCCGTCGCGCAGCGTCACCTCCATCGCGCCCGACTCAAAGCTCACCTCGATGGGCACCGGTGCCCACGGTGAGCGACGACGCTCCCGACTCACCCGCCGCCTCCGACCACGTCCGTCAGCAACGTGAGCGACGGCGCGTCCCACACCTGGACCACGCTTTCCTCCGTCAGGGGGCGGTACGTGCGATGCGTGAACACCGTCTCGTACTTCACGTCCCTCGCGTCATCAATGCCCTCGACCTCGTCGCACTCCAAACCAAACAGGTCGCGAGCAGCGCTCTCGCATCCCTGGAACAGGTCGGGGTACACGAAGCCGTCAAACCCAAGACGGCGCGCAACGGTCTGCACCGTTTTGGAATCGAAGAACACGTAGGCGTCGGCGGACAGGCGCTCCGCGACTTTAATGTCGATCCCGACCACCTTGTCGTCCCAACCGTACTGCGCAGCCTCATCGCGCAGGTCGAGAATGTAGGACGCCGTGCCGGTTAGCGAGAACGGTTCGTCGTGCTCGTCAAGCGGCTCACCATCCTCGTCCACGACGACGTAGCTAAACTCGCCCCCTGGTGCCTTCCCGTAGATTCGGTTGTGCAGGTAGTTGAACACCCTGCGCACCTCGTCCACCGTGATGCCGTTGGGCTCGCCGTAGTGCAGCGCGCGCATCACGTCGGAGACATCCATGTACGTCTCACGGATCACGAGCGGGTGATGCAGCGCCAGGTGCGCCGCGTGCACGGTGGACGTGTCGATGAAGTGCGCCTCGCGCCGTTCGCGCGATGACGCCCACGGGTCACCTGGCACCGCCGACCAGATCAGGGCCACCGCAATCGCGTCGGTCCACGACTGGGCACCGCGCACGCCGCCAAGTTCTCGGCGCTGCGTGCCGCGGTAGTAGAGCTTCTCCGGGTCCACCGCCTAACCCCACTCCCTGCGCACCGTAGTCGTGTGACGAAACTCACCCGAGCCCTTTCGGATCACGAACCACGCGAGCGGAATGGCAGCAAGCACAGCCAGGAACGCGAGCCACTTCGGTGGACCCGAAAGGGAGCGACCTTCGGCGCGAGCGCGGTCCGCTTCGCGGAGGATGCGCTGCGCGTACGCGGTAAGCTTCGCGCTTTCTGCGGCGTCGGCCGGCGTCTGCCCCGGCGACGGGGGCGTGCTCGCTACCACACCGAGGTAGAGCCGCGCGTCCCTCTCCAGTTGGTCGAGGTTCCAGCTTTCGATGCCCTGCGCGTTCAAGCGCAACCGGTGAATCGCGTGCCAGAATTCAACCGAGGACGCGGGCACGGTTGCGCCAGCGGGCTCCGCGCCGATGGAGGAGTAGAACATCAGCCGTACCGGCGGCGCCGCACCGGCTGCCGGCGCGAGTAGCCGCTCACCGCCTGCGACCCGCCCGGCTGCGCGTTGCTCGCGAGGAGCGGGATCGGCATCCCCGGTTCCTTCGACGCGATCGGGAGCGCGCCGCCGTGCTCTTGGTGACCGGGCGACACGAACGGCAGAAGGCCCGTGAGCACACCGAGCACCGAGTACACGCCGATCGCCGGCAGGCTCATGGAGCGCTCCGACTCCGGCTCGTACATGACCAGCGCCATTTCGCCGAGCCCGAGGATCGCGCTCAGCGTGAGCGCAGTCGGCATGTCGATCTTCTTCCCGCGGCCCACCGCGAGGAAGCCGTTCGCGATTCCGACACCCATCGCGAAGCTGTACGGGTGATTGACCAGATCCTTGAACGTGATGGCCATGCGAGTCTCCTACTGCGCGTCGGGGGGGCTTGCGGTCACCGGCAGCGCAGCCGCCGCCATGTCGCGAACGCGAGCGTAGTTCCGTGCGTTGTAACCCATGGTGGTGAGGCCGAACAGAGCGAGCACGGCGCCACCGAACCCGCCCGCCTTCACGCCGCCCCAGATCATCAGCGGCCCGATGACCACCACGTCCAGCAGTCGCACCCGCTGGCTTTTCATCGTCGCGAGCGGATCGGGCACGCACGTGGCGGGGGTGCCCACGTCGAACGCGACCGTGATGGGGACGCTCACGCGCATGACGCTACTTCCGCGTCCCGTCCGGCGGCGTCTGGTCGCCCCAGAGCGCGGCGATGTGCTGATCGATCGCGGTGTCCACCGCCTTGACCTGATCGTCCACCGGCCCGAGCGCTGCGAGTAGCGCATCGTGCGGGATGCCCTTCTTGGCCGCCCATGCCGTGACCAGCTTGCGAACCTCGTCCACGAGGTGCGGCGCTTCGGTGGCGAGAAACTGGAGAAGCGAGGCAACGAACGCAAGCGGCATGTCAGCGTGCTCCCTTGGCCTGCTCGATGGCGGCGACCGCGCCCTGCTCCGCTGTCGCAAGGGCGAGCGCGGCGCGGCTCACGTCGGCGATGGCTTGCTTGCCCTGCTCGTACGTGCTGATCGCGGTGACCAGCGCCGTGTGCGCAGCCGTCGCGGCGTCGATGGCCTCCCAGACCGGCTTCCACTTCGCGCGGACGGCGAGCACCGCGGCCTCCGCTTGCTCGCGTGTGCCGTTCTGCGCCTTGACCAGATCAACCGCGGCGATCTGCTCGGCGCGGTACAAGGCCAAGGCGCCCGTCTCCGCGGTCTGCACCACGAGGCGGGTCGTGTTCGCGGTGACCGTCGCACCGTTCAGGGCGACCTGCTCGGCGCTCGCGCCGCATCCCGAGAGGGCGACGCTGGCCACGGCGGCGGCAAGGGCGAGACGGATGCGGGGCAGCACGTCGGACACGGTACGGGGCGCCCCGTGGGCCGTCAAGAAATCGGCACCGGGCTCCCGTGCCCGCCCGCCCGCACGCTCAACACCGGGGAAAGGGAGACAACAGCGGAGCGTGCGGGCGGGCCAACCCGAGGAGGACAGGTGCATGACTACCTGACTCCCGCAGTCTACGTCGCCTGGAGCGCCTCGTCAAAGTCATCGAACTGCTCCATGTCCACGCCCCCGACGCGCTCGTAGAACCGCATGGTCGATCCGCGGAACTGCATTTCGATCGTGTCGAGCGGGCCGTTGCGCTGCTTGGCGATGATTAGCTCCGCCTGCCCGGACTCCACTTCCTTGTCGTACATGTCCGGCCGGTAGATGAACCACACGCTGTCCGCGTCCTGCTCGATGTTGCCCGACTCGCGGAGCGACGAGAGTTTCGGGCGGTGGTCCTTGCCCTGCTTCTCGGTGTCGCGGTTCAACTGCGAGAGCGCGATGACTGGCACTTGCAGATCCTTCGCAAGCTGCTTCAGGCCGCGCGTGATGGTTCCGATTTCTTGCTCGCGCGAGTCGCCGCGCTCGCGCGTACCGCGCATCAACTGGAGGTAGTCCACGCAGATCAGACCGAGGTGCTTGCACGGCACGCCCATGCGCTCTGCGGCCAGGTCACGTTGCAGCTTCCGAGCACGAGCGCGTAGCTCCATCAGCGCGAGGCCCGCCGTGTCATCGATCCAGAGCGGCATCTGCGCCAGGTCGAGCACCGCTTGCCGTAGCTCCGCGCGCTGCTCGACCTTCAGGACGTTGCGCCGCACGTCACCCGTGTCGATGCCGCGCTCGGCGCACGCGAGGCGCATCGCGATCTGCTCCTTCGGCATTTCGAGAGAGAACACGGCGACCGCTTCGTCGCCTTTCCGCGCGACGTGCGCCGCCACGTTCATCACGAGGCTGCTCTTACCGTGACCGGGGCGCGCCGCGATGATCGTGAGGTCGCCTTTGTGCAGGCCCGCCGTCGCCTTGTCCAGTCGCGAGAACCCAGTGGAGATACCCGAGCCGGTCAGACCGAGCCGTTGCGCCTCCTCCATCCGATCCACTTCGGCGGCCACCACCGTGCCCACGCGGGCGAACGCCGACACGGCGCCACTCGAACCTAGCTCGGCGAGTGAAGCCTCGGCGTTCTGCACTAGCTCGCGGGCTGGCATCGGCGTGTCGTACGCCTCGGCAGCGAACGTCTGGCACTGCGCGATTAGCTGTCGCTTCTGCCATGCGTCGCGGACGATCTCGGCGTAGGTCGCGACGTTCGCGACCGCGGGCACCGAGTCCATGATCTGCGCGATGTACGGCGTGCCACCGATCTGCGCGAGCCGATCCTGTGCCTTGAGCCACGTCGAGACGGTGATCACGTCCACCGGCTGGCTCGCCTCGTGGAGCGCCGCGACGGCCTCGAAGATCCGTCGGTTCGCGTCGGAGTAAAAATGCTGCACCTGCACGATGCCCGCGACCACCTCGTAGTCGTCTGGCTTCAGTAGGCTGGCACTGAGCACCGCCCCCTCGGCGTCCAGGTTGTGCGGCGGCACTCTGCCTTGCGCCGGGCGGAGCGGAACCGGAGCGGATGTGCTTTTCACACCAGGCTGCATGACGGCGACTTCCCCAGCGTGGTGATCGTGGTGAACGTGCCGACCAGATCGGCTAGGCTCCCGTGCGTGGTGATCAACGTCGCGCGCTGCCGGTTCCATCGCTGGTAGAGCACGTCCTCGATGCGCTCTTTCAGCCACGCCTCTTTGGCGAGCTTGCCGGTGTCGAGGTTGTCGAGCACGAGCAGGTCGGTGCGGCGCAGACGGTCGGTCGGATCTTCGTCGTCGGAGTCGAACTTGTACCCCTTCATCGCGACCCGTAGCTCGTTCATGTCGGAGTACCAGAACCGCTTGCGCGGCATGGTCCGCGGGACACCGCGCAGCATCGCGCAGGCGAGGTGCGTCTTGCCGCTCGCGTGCGGGCCGCAGAGCACGAGCCAGGGATCGCCGCCCCCCTGGACCGCCTCAAAGAAATCGCCGACCGCATCGAACGCTGCCTGCTGTGCGTCGCTCTCGGTCGTGAACGCGCTCAGCCTGGCGCTGCGGTAGCGCTCGGGCACGTCGGCCAGCCCCAGGCGCTGCCCGAGTCGCCACTCGCGGTACCGCTCGCAGCGCGCCGCCACCACGCGCTCGCCCTGCCAGACCGGAAGCTGGCCGGGCCGCACCAGCGAAATCACCTGGGAGCAGGCGGCGCCCGTCGGGGGGCAACCCGCGCACAGGGCCAGCCGCTGCTCGCACTCGGCGTACCAGTCCGTCGCCTCCGCGACGAGCGCCGCTTCAGTCCAGCCCGCGGGGCAGCTTGCGGCGAGCAAGGGGTACCGCTCCCGCAGCAGCGCCTCTGGCCCCCCCGCCTCCCGCGCTGCCGTTCGGAGGCCCTCCCGGTCCGCCTCCAGCCCCACCAGAATTGCCGCCGGGTCCAACCCCGTAACCAACCCCACTCGCTCCATGCCCGCCTCCACTTTCCTGTCCAGTTGGAAGATTTCCTCTACTCATGGAATCCCAAGCCTCGGGAGAGGCTTCGGTAAGGCTTGCGAAAGCCTTAGATCCAGATCCCGATCCCGATTCAGATTTCTCCTCTGAGAGGGAAAGGCTTTCGGAAGGCTTTGCCAAGCCTTCCAGGGTTAGCTGCCCTGGGTTCCTCGGTGAGTCCAGGTCGGCATAGGTGTGCAAATGCACGCCGTTCTGCCTCGCAGCGATGACCGGCCCGAAGGTTCGGTTCCAGGCCCGTTGCATTTCGGCGTTCGCCAGGTTCACTCCGGCCGGCACGGTGTCCAGGTGGGCGACCTTGAGCGCGCAGTCGGGCACGTCCCGCCAGGCCCGGAACCAGCCGACTAGCTGGTTCGGGTTCGTGCACTTGTTGTACTTCGGCGCGTTCGGCACCCTGATGACCCGGGCGACCGCGTCGAAGTACACGTGAGCCTTGCCGTCGTGGTCGGGCATGAGCGCCCGGTTCAGGGCGTGCTCGGTCTGCTCGACCAGGAAGCCGACCGCGTCGGAGAGGGCGATGACGCTCACGCCCTTGACCAGGCCGGGGATCGATGTTCGGACGTTCCCGAACAGGACGAACTTGAACACCTCGCGCGCGTCGCTCGGCAGCGAGCGATACCAGGGGTCGTCCCACATGCGCGGATCGATCAGCCAAGCCATTCAGACTTGCCCCCGACGCGCACGCGCGGAGACGACAGCAGAGACAGCAATACCTTTGCCGTGGATCACGGAGCCCCCCTTCGGTTCAGCCGGCAGCAGCGACTTGCGCGCGGAGCTTGCGGGCGTAGGCGCGGATCGCGCGCCGGACCGTGTCGGCCTTGTAGAGCTTCTCGATTTCCGCTGCATCTTCCAGCGCGCGGCGGTCCCCCTCGTCGAGGATGACCATGAGGTGGTACTTGTCGGCGGGTTTGTCGGGCTTCTTTTTCGTCGTCGTCACATCGTCTCCCTGGTTCCGGGCGGGCTATACCGCTACTAAATCGCTCGTAGCACCGTCAACAAGGATTTTTCAGTCCACGGTGCGAGCCCACGTGAGCGATCCCGCGCAAGTGCCCGCTGCCACGACGGAATCGGAACGCGAGGGGCACGCGAAGAAAAAAATCGGCATGGTGCAAGCGATTTTGATTGTGATCCGTGCGCGCGTTTCAAAGCACGGAGAAAACGCTGGGCGCGACGCTCAGTGTCGCGCACGAAGCATCATTTCTCGGTGCCAAGGAGCTTCAAGGCGTCACGGTGCCCTGCCGGTGGCCGTGCGCCGAACACTGCCGCGCGGATGACTGCCGCGCGATCAACCTGTGCCAGCGTGGCTAGCCGATCCAATTCGGTTCGCTCCGCGTCGGTGAGCAGAATATGAAAACGGTGGTGTCGAGGTGCGATGCGTTGACCTGCCATGGTGCACGCAGGATACGCCCGCACGACGCGCTGGCCAGAGAAAACTCTAGCGTTTCGCAAATGCGACAGAACGCGACAAGGCATCACTGGTGGCAGTGCTGCCTTACCCGTCCGGTCCCGGCCCAGGATCCATGGTGTGACTCCCCAGCGGAGGTCCCTCTCGGGGCCCCCGCCGGGCGGCGATCACACGTTGTCAAGCTCGTCGGGCCCCGGGTCGTCCGTCCACTCATCACCGAACCGCCCCTCCTGGGGCTGGTCGGTCGTCATCGGCGCTGGTCGGTCCGCGACAACGCTGGTGTCTGCGCGGCTGTGTAGCTCAGAGCATGGGCGGAGGTCGGACTGCGGTACGAGGTACCAGGGGTGCTGGTGCATCTTCCCTGT